CCGCACGACTGCTCATACCATAGAATTGAACAAACTTACGTTCTTCAATTACATGATTATGCCCATCGTGACTTATTTCATTTGTTTTATAATATTTGGTAATAACATCGCCGCCACCTTGATCACAGCCAGCTAACATTCCACCAAGCATTACGAAGTCAGCACCACCAGCAAAGGCTTTAGCAACATCACCAGGGCAAGTACAGCCGCCATCTGCAATAATATGTCCACCAAGACCGTGAGCAGCATCTGCACATTCGATAACTGCCGAAAGTTGCGGATAGCCTACTCCAGTTTTGATACGAGTAGTGCATACACTACCAGGACCAATACCAACTTTAACAATATCAACGCCACTTAAAATAAGTTCCTCTGTCATTTCTGGAGTAACAACATTACCTGCAATAATAATAACCCCTTGATTTTCTTGACGAAATTTACGAACAAATCCAATAAATCGTTCAGTATAACCATTAGCAACATCAATACATACAATTTTAATATTACCTTCGGGTAATTTACTTTTTACAAGTTTATATTTTTCATAATCTTCATCTTTAATACCAAGACCATATGCCCAATGGTCATTAATCTTATAACCAGTGCGACCAATCCATAGGATAAGTTCTTCTACGGTATAGTTTTTGCGAAGTGCTGTCATTAAACCAAGTTCAGCAAGTGCTTCTGCCATTTCAAATGTACCAACACCATCCATATTCGCCGCAATGATTGGTTTGTTTGACCATTGCATACCACTATTACGAAAGATAAATTTACGGTCAAGACTAACTTCATCACGACTTACCAGTGTGCTACGTTTTGGCACAATTAGAACATCACTAAAATCAAGTTTAGTGTAATTAATAATACGCATTTTTCACCTATTGTTTAACGTGCAATACCAAGATTGCGAAGTTCTTTCAACTTTTTCTGCCAACGTTTTTGTGCACGTGCATTGGCTTTCTTACGTTTCATGCTTGGTTGTTCAAAACGTTCACGTTCACGAAGTGTTTGGAAGATACCATCTTGTTGTAGCATCTTCTTCATCTTGCGAAGTGCTTTATTAACATCATTATTGTGAACTTCTACAAAAAATCCACGTTGTTTAACATTTTCAAGTTCTGGTCTGCTAGACATTATTTTCCTCTTTGATATAATTAGCATGTAGTTGAATAAGCCAAGAATATATATCAAACGTTTCACGATGATTATATTTGGCAATATCATTGGAGCCATATCCCCAACAATTCTTTTGTGCAAGCAAATAACCTTTTAATAATTCTTTATTGCCGCTAAAACGTGTATTAACAAGTGTAGCATAACTGTGTTTGTGTGAATTTAAACACCAAACATCATCATTTTCATTGCTACCATATAAGAATAATGTAATATCAATGTCAAGATTGTTGATAGTATTTGACAGACGTTCTATGTCGCCCCATTCAACATCTACAAGTAGCACCTTGAATCGGTGATCTAAATCAAGATCAGGTGCGGTTACAATTCTACTTTGGTTCATTTACTTAAATTATCTATAGCAACTTGTTCAGTTGGTGTCATATCGTCATATTCAACTTCACGACGACCTAATCTACCTAACTGCCAATTCTGCCAATTCACGTTATCAGTATAGCCAGTATTTTGGTATCTGTCAACTAAAATCCACTCTGAACCATTCCATTTATACAAATTATTTGGTTCACGAACAAGTATAAAAAGTTGACCCATATATGGTTGTGTTGGTAAATTATGTCCAACAATATCATTATCTACATCAAGTAGATATGCTTTGTCACCAATATCATCGCTTTCTGCAAGACGTTTATCTAGTTCACGTTCTGCTTTAAGTTGATTTATTTCATTATTTTTTGCATCAACTTCTTTAATAAGATGATCAAGTGCAACAGTCAAGTCCATAAGTGTTTTGTTATCTGTTTTATCAATTTCTACAATCCTATCAACAGGAACTTCAACTATTTTTTCAACAATAGTTTCCACAGGCACTTCAACAATCTTTTCTACAATCTTTTCAACTTGAACTTCCTTGATAACTTCAACAGGAACTTCAATTCTATCTACTGTAGTGATGTAAACAGGTTTTTCAATCTCAACAATCTTTTCAATAGTTTCAACTGTAGGAACTTCTATAATTTTCTCCACAATTTTGTCACGGAATATTGGAACCGCCTGAACAACTTCACGTTCAATTATTTCTGGTTCACGATTACGAAATGCTTCTAATTCTTCTTCCAATTCACTTACACGTAATATAGCTTCATTATTATAAACTGTTACTATTTTTTCAATAGGCTTTTCAACAACAACTTCTTTAACAATTTCTTTTACAATTTGTTCTGTTTGTGCATCTTGCTCTTTGCGACGATTGCTGATACCCATTGTTGCACCCAAAACCAAGCTGACTGCAAGGGGATCAAACACAGCAACAATAAAAATAATAACCCAACGAACTGCTCGTTCAAGTAATGATTTATCAACATTATCTCCGTATATTAATTGTGCGATATACTTAATTGGTCCAACTTCTGCTTCAACTTTTAATTGCGCTTGGTTAAGTTTAAGTTTTTGTGCGTTTAGATCAGCAATACGCTTATTGGTTTCATCAATAGTTTGGTTAGCCGCAAGACGTTCTTTCTTTTGGCTATCACGCAGTTTTGTTGCTTGGGTGGTGAGTGTTGCTGTGCGGTTGTTATCACGTGTTGCATTGCTTGCGCCACTGTTCAACAGTCCATTTACAGCATCATCCATTTGTTTGATAAGTGCTTGATTATCCTTGATTCTTTGCTGTTCTACTGCAAGATTTTGGTCAATCTGTTCAATAAGCAGAGTATTATCACCTACGCTACTTGTAGTTTCAATGTGTGCACGTGATAGGAATCCAAAGATACCCATACTTGTTACAAACATAAGAACAATAATAGCAAGTGCAAGATACCATTTTACAATAAAGTTTACACGGTTCCAATTCTGGTGTAGCCATACTGTGGTAATAATCTTACCAAACTCTAATACACCACCCATAATGATAATAGGAATTACAGCACCGCTGAATATAGCTGTAAGACCAGCAATACTGTAATATGCCGCCACGCCACTAATGCTGACTGCACTTAAAAGTGCTAAAATATTAAGAAACATATTAAACTTCCACCGTATTTTCTACTACATACCAACCAAGTTTCTTGAAATCTTCACGTATTTCTTCTGTAATTGTGGCTTCACTAACATAAGAAGAATTATCTTCCATGTTACTTACATAATAACGCATGTAATCGCCACTTAAACTACCATCATACAAACTAGCACCAATACCGCCAGCATGTCGCCAACTACAACTCCAATGTTCTGCCGCTAAAATTGTAAGAACCTCTGCCTTGATAAACTCATTGTTGCATAATGCCGCATAAAGATGTTGGCAATATGCATCATTACCACGTGCTTTATTGCGTATATAATCACTATTATACAAATCTTGTTCAAGGTTTGGTTTAGGTTGGTCAGTCATAATACGCTCCATGAATAATTAATCTATCATGGAGCGTATGCAAAGTCAATTAAAAATCAATAGTTAAACCAACCATAACAGTGGCATTGTTATAATTGTTACCATGATTATATCCACCACGCAAGAAAATACTTGTATTGTCAAATACTTTCTTCTTGATAGTAGAACGAACGCCAACAACAACACCATATTGGTCATTATTGGTTACTCTGCCTTCAAAAGATATATCTTCATCCATTTCATAGCGAGTTCCAACATATGGCATAACATGTGTGCTCTTTGAATTAGTAAGACCGTTTGAAAGTAGGCTTGTGCCACTTTCTACAATAGAACCAATTTCACTATTAACAATAGTAGCACCAATCAATGGTCTCCAACCAGCATAAGCAGTTGCTGAATATAAGGTTAGATCACCATATGATATGCGTTGTTCTGATGTTTGAACATAACTTAAACCAAAATCAGAAATGCTATTCTTGGTAGTAACATCAACAATATTTAAGCCAAGAGAACCTTTAATCCATAGTGGTTCCATTTTCTTAAACACATAAGCAGTCGCACTATAGTTGGTTCCGCTCATAGTTGAGTTTAGCGCACTGTTGACTAATTGACCAGCCTGACCAGCAACACCTGCCGTGATATCGTCAACTGTCTTTTGATAGCCAAAGTTTATTCCACTTGCACCAATATTGCCACTCATAGAACCACTTGCATTTACCCAACTACCATCTTTTGTAGTAAGTGGATCAATGATAAATAGATTAACTATATTATAATTAAACAGTGCTTGTGTGCCGCCAACATTAACATCTTTCTTTTTGTTTACAGATGTAGAAGTATAAGAATCAAGTGTTTGGTCTGATGATACAACTTGATATACAGTATTATCAGTTGATGTAGGTGTTCCATATGTCACGCTAATAACATTGCCATTAGCATCTACAGTAGTAGTCGTAGGTGTAACAGTAGTAGTTGTTGTTAGTGGTGTCGTAACCGTAGTTGTTACAGTATATGGATTATCAGTAATTGTAGTTGTATTTTTGTTTACAGTAACTGTATCTCCACCTTTGGTCTTGCTGAATGAAATAAGATCAACAGAAGAAGAAGGCAGATTAGTAGTTGCAGTAGTTGTTACTGCTGTTCCACTGGATGTACTTGTAGTTGGAACATTAACAGTAGTTGCAACACTTTGTAGTGCTGGTTGAGTTGTAGAAACAACGTCAGTGCTTGTTGTTGTAGTTGTTGTTACAGGAGTTCCATTTACAGTTTGGGTTGAGCCATCACTGTATGTGTTTACAGTAACAGGTGTTGTGGTAGTTGTAGTTGTAGTAGGTGTTGTTACAGTAGTTGTAACTGTATAGTATGTTGTGACAACCTGATTACCGTTGGCATCAGTAGATGTAACTGTGCTTGTATTTGTTACAGTTGTAGTAGTAGGCGTTCCAATTGAATTGGATGTAGTCACACTTGGTGTACCTGTTGCTGAACTTACAACAGTAGGTGTAGAAGGAGCACCACCGCCACTTGGATTAGACACACTCATGGTAGAATTATAACCACCGGCTGTTCCACTAGTCGTTCCACCAGTTGCGCTTGGACCACCACCATTTTGGTTGGCTACAAGACCTGTTGTATTACGACCTGGTGTACCAGTATTATCAACGATACAAGCATTGCTGCCACCCCAAGCACCTTGACAAGCACCAAGCGCAGGACTTAATGTCCATCCCTGTGCGTTTGTGCCATTGTAAGGACCAAACTCTGGATTATAAAGTAAGTTGGTTCCGCCATTTAATGTAAGAGTTGGTGCACGGTACCAAGGACCGTAATCACCAGCCCAATAACTTCCGTCAACACCATACATAGATACTTTTGCGTATGCTACAGTAGCACAACTGCCACCGCAGTTTGTTGATGATATAGATAAGGTAGTCCAAGGCACAGCAGGATCGGCTTGTGGGTTGCCACTTAACATCACACCTTGACTATTTGCTGTTCCACTTTGACTTGGCTGTGGTAAGTTATTTGAGTAACTTGTATTGACAGTGTTTATTAATGTATTTGAAGAATTATAAAATTGAATCTTTACGTTAGCAGTATCGCTTTGACCTGCACGACCGCCACCATTGTGTGCTAGGACGCTAAATTCAAAAGTTCCGCCATTTTGCATTGTGCTATCAAAAACAACACTTTGACTAATTGTTGTAGTTACATAGGCTGTTGCTATGCTATTGTAAATATCGGTTGCGTATGAATTAGACGCAAAAAGTGTCATTGCCATACCAAGTATGGTCTTACAAATATTCTTAAACATAATTTTCCTCGATTTGATTTTAATTCATTGAATGTAAATGATAATTGAATCGTTGAAAAATAATGTTATTGAATAGTTGAAAATACTATTGCTTATAGATTGCATGATATTTAGGCGACTATTTCTGTAATAATGTTCCTATAAATATGTTTAAAAGGGAGTTCAACTATGCTTGGTGATAAAACAATACCAGAATTAGCCGTAATCTTTGCTGAAATCGCAAGTGCTGCTTATATTGATAATGACGATACCGTTTACAAAAATCTTGGTTTTACTAAAACAAAGTTTATTGACCATGAAGGTGCGCAAGCATATGTCGCCGCAAGTAAAGATGAAGTCATTGTTGCTTGCCGTGGAACACAACCAACACAACCAAATGATTTATTAGCAGACCTTAATACTATTCCAAAGCGTCATGGCAGTGGTTGGGTGCATCAAGGTTTCCGCACAGAAGCACGTAAAATCATTGATGATGTTTTAGATTGGGCAAAGAAGAATAAAGGCAAAGACATTTACGTAACTGGTCATAGTCTTGGTGCAGCAATTGCACTTTATGTTACACAAGAGTTGGAATATGCTGGTTTTCCACCAAAGTTACTAATGAGTTACGGTCAGCCACGATTAGGCAATGCAGATTATGTAGATGGAATTAAAACAGAACATTATCGTTTTGTAAACTGTAATGATCTTGTAACACACGTTCCACCACGTGCACTGTTATTCAAGCATCATGGCAAACTTTGCTATATCAACTTCTATGGTAATATCCGTCCTGTAACAAGCTGGCAACGTTTTAAGGATCAATTACGTGGTCGTATTCGTGCATGGAAAAAGGGTGAGTTCTTTGATGGCATTCGTGACCATGGTATGGACAAATATATTGCAAAACTAACAAATATTCGTGATACTGGTCAAGACATTGCGTAAGTTATTGATTTCATTGAGTTTTTTAAGTTTAACTGGCTGTGTAAGTGTGGACAGTATGTATAAGTTTATTCCAAGTTTTTGGGATGACAACCAAAGCGCAGCCATTACTAATGTTCGTAACGATATTGCCTATATTAATTGTAGCAAGCCACAACTACAACAAGCACAAAATATTGAGCGTGATGCAAATTGGTTTATACTATACAGCGAAAGCAAAGGTATTACGCAAGGTGATGTTATTGCTGTAGTTAAACCAATTCGTGACACTGCCGTTGAATGGGTAGAACGTACAAAGACAAAAGAACCAAGTGTTGCTTATTGCAAAATAAAGAAAGATATACTTGATAGTCAAGCAGAGGCTGCGGCTAAAGCAGTATTAGGGAGATACTAATGTTAGAAGATTTACAAAAACTACTTAATTGTGGTAAACCTTGGGCTGTAAAACGTGCAAGCATTGCCAATGACTTGATTGAACAATATAAAAGCGGTGATTTAGCCGAAGATGAATATAAAGAATTGATGGCTGATTTAGTTGCCACTGATAAGTTAAATGCGGAAGCAGATGATCTTAATGTTAAGTCCATGCTTATTGGTTGCATTAAAGCCGCAATGAAACTTTAATTAGCATCCGTATAAAACCAGTGGTTGCCTATCTTTTTAATAAACTTAAACCCTTTGTTTTTAAACGGTTTATTATTAAAGTATAGTGCACCACCTGTTGGATCATGCATATAAGCATCATATAATATGTGACCAGCTAAAAGATATAATTCCATATACTTTTCAGGTGTAATCTGCCTATAAGGATAACAAATAAAAGTAAACTGACAATCTTCTTGGCTGCGTTGATTAACAACCTTACAGGCGGTTTTTGGAAACTTGCCACTATTGATACGATTACGAACTACCCAACCAACTGCAACTTGCCCTTCATATCCTTCACCATAGGCTTCATAAAACAAAGCCTGAACTAAACACTCTGTTGGTGATTCCTGATAAACTTTTGGTTTTGGGGGTTGATCTTTAGAAAACGCAGGATAACTCACTGCGATTAAGGCTACCAAAGATATAAAAAGCCGTTTCATTACCTCATAAAAAGTTGCAACCATTTCTGTTTCTAGGCTGGTTGCCCACCCAATGAATTACGCCGCTAGGCGCATTTCAAATGGAGCGTTATCATTCGCTGCATTTACTTTTTTGGTCTATAAAGCGACTAACCTGTTATCTCCAACAATTCCTTCGCCGTCAATCGATTCCCATAACGGGCCCACAGAAATACATCACTTTACTAATGTATTTGTGGTGGACCCGACCAGATTCGAACTGGTGTCTTGCCCAACTATTTCAATTGCTATCAACAATAACAATATTATTTATAGCATCATTGTGGGTTTATGTCAAGGGTTATTTGCTGCTGTTTGCCGCAATGTGGGCAATATAGTTTTTTAGGCTTCCAATCGTCCATTACGGCAATACTAAACCACATTTTACAGAACTCACAGGTAAAATGCCAGATTTTTTCTACATTGGCTTGCATTATTTTATTTTTTCCCAATTATCTAAATTTGACATTATATCATGAAACACACAACCAAAATGTTCGCAATCTCTTGCATACGATTGTTTTTTCCGTGCATCAATTGTAGCATCATTAAATTTTTCTTCATTTACTTTATAAAAATTAAAATTATATTGTTTTGCAGCATATTTTATTGCATCCCAGTTTCTTTCCCAAAATATTTCATTTTCTTCTTCTGAAACTAAAAATTGTTCAAACATAACTTTTTTAAGTTTTTCTCCAATTGTATTATTGTATCTTTCATCAATCAACCATGGAGCAAATATATCATATTTGTAAATTTTTTTGTTAATAAATTCTTTTCGTTTTCTGTATATTGTCATTATAAAAACATTTTTTGGTTTTAACACTGGTATCCATGATTTAAATAAACGATACACTGTTTCTATTCCAGTGCCAGCTTGACCCATATTATAAAAATTACCATTATTAAGTTGTTTGTTTATCTTATATGCATATGTATCTTCTATATTAAGACCTAAACCCTCGGTAATACTACATCCAAAAAACATATTTCCATCTTGGGGATTTTTTATATCAAAATTATCATATGTTCTAAAACCATAATTGTTATATGAATAAGTTATTTTTGTATCAATCCAATTATTTTTCTTTAATATTTCTTCATTTGTTATTAAATTTTTTTTATATCTCTCAATGCAGTCACCTGCAATATAATACGATTTACTATTAGGTTTAGTGTAACTATATGAAAATTTTTCAAAAAAATTGTTATTACTCATTACTTAATTTTTTCCCAATAATCAAAATCGGATATCATATCATGGAATTGTGAACCAAGATGAAAGCAATCTCTTGCGTAATAATCATTCTTTCTGCAAGTTGCCGCCGCTTTAAGAATTTTATATTGTTTAGGAATGTAAACATTACAATCTAATTTAGATATGACATAATGAATAGCATCCCATGTTCTTTCATATGAAATTTCTATTTCTTTCTGTGATGCTAAAAAATCAAAATAAAATTCACGCTTTTGTTTTTGTAATTGCATATCATTAGCAAATTCTTTTATTAATGTAGAAATATGTGTGTCATCTAAATCCCAAGGACCAAAATTATTATCATTATAATTTTCAGAATGTAAAAATTCTCGTCTTGCTTTGTGTAATGAGTAAATGAATATAAAAATATTTTTTGGTAAAACTTTACTTGTCCAAGATTTTAATAGTCGATATACAACTTCTACACCGCCGCCACTTTGACCAAAATTATAAAAAGAACCACCTAATTTTTGATTAATTTGATAAGCCCACGTGTCCTCTATATTAAGTCCAACTCCATCTGTCAAACTACACCCAAAGAACATATTAAAATCTGTGTCATTCTGTATATCATAATCATGGTAAGTTCTAAAACCATAATTGTTATACCAATATTTTATTTCCGTATTAACCCAATTATTTTTTTCTAATAATGAATGTTTGTTTTTTAAATTATATTCAAATAAGTTTTTACTGTCATTGCCTATAAAATTATACAAAGTATGTGGCTTGAATAGCTTGTAACTATTTGAATAATTTTCAAAGAAATTATCTGTCATCATGTTCTTATTGTAGTAGTTTGTCCATCTGGACCAGCACCGCCCCATGGAGCAATTACGTTACGGTCCATACCAGTGTTACTAATTTGTAACAATTGGTCATAAACATTACCCATTTTCTTTAATAAATTACTTAAAACTTTATTACCAAGTAATGTATTACGTAAACCTTCTATATTGCTTGGTGTAAGCTGTGCCAACATTTCTAGCATACCATAAGTCATTTGTTCTGTTGCAAATGGATTGCTATATTTTGTTGTTCCAATATCACCATAAAGAATCTTGTTTACAATGCCTAACATTGTTGTTACAAATAAATCATTATTGCTAAGAATTAAACCACGATTTGTAATTTGTGCAAACTGATTTTGACTACGGTCTAATCCAATAATATACATTTTGTCACCAATAACAAGTATATTATTATCTACTGCTTGTTGTAGTGTAGTTAAACCAATATCTTCCAATACTTTTGGATTTGCTGCATCCCATTGTAAATCATAAAACATTTCATCAGCTTGTGCTGGTAACATTTTACTTGGGTCATAACCCTTACTTATTAACATTTGATTACGCATGTCAGCATATATTTCCTGATTAGTTTGTGGAATATATGTATCAGCTAAGAAATCAGGAACATCTGGTAAATTACCACTATATGTATCAAGATAGAAACCAGTAGGATCACGTAGATACTTACTATGCGGTAGCTTAAATCTCTCAACATCTACACCAAGACTTTGTAATGCTGCGGCGTTACGACCTTGACGCATTGCAGCTTTAATTGCATCACCATAAATGTTATCTTGTGCTACACGTTCAAGATAATCACCTATTTGTCCATACCCATTTTGTTGACCATAATAAGGTAAACCATCTGCAAATACATAGGCACTAATAGGTGTGTTTTGTGTAGGTGCAAAAATATCAACACCCATAGTTGTGCAGTGATGATTTTCTTTAAGTATTTGTGCACAACTTGCGGCATGTGCAGCTTCACTCGCTTGTATTGCTGCTTGGATTGTTGGATTAGTACTTGCTTTTATTACACTTAATTGTGCTTCTATACTTGCTATTTGTGCATTAACTGCATCATCAAGTGTTGTATAAATTGTTCCATTTATATTGATACTATCAGCATTAGCTGGTTGACCACCGCCACCTGCATCACCCGATACATGATATGAACCAGTTAATAATTTATTAAGAACAGTTATACGAGCATTAAGTTCCTGTCCATCAGCAGTTCCCATCAAAATATTATTAGCATTTGTAATAATAGGAAGTGTATTATTATGTACATAACCAGCAGGTGTTCCAATAAAATCTGCCATGGTAAGTTCACCAATACTACCACCACCAAAACCAAATGTTTGATTTAAGGTATCCATTGCGGGTTGATATGTTGGTGTGCTCATTTGACTAATGTGGTTAAGATCAAAACCAGCATCAGTTTTTGCAAGTGCTGTTCCAATTTCATCAAATGTTTTTGCTTTGGTAACACCAAGACTTGTCAAGTGTTGACCTAAATCACCGAATGATTTGCTTGGTCCAGTAGCATGAAGGTCTGGACACATATAACTCATATTAGTTAACTGTCCAAGATTATCTATTTGCTTACCTAAATTAAAATGACTACTAACAGCACCTATTGCAGTAGGATCATTTATACTTGCAAGAATAGATTGAACTTTTGCATCATATTGTGGATTATCAATACCAGCAATAGGAATATTATTTTTTACAAGTTGTGCTGTAAGACCTGTTGTATTTCCTAAACCTGCATTGAGAATTTGTTTTGCAACACGTGCAGGTTGTTGTAATCGCAACATATTTGTTGTATCAAATGTTCCAAGATTTTGTAAATTACTTGCGGCTGCTGGTAGATTACTTGTAAGTGAACTCATACCATAGCTAATAACACCATTGTTATTCACAAAGTTTGCACCCATACCGCCTGGTCCATTAGCACCAAAACGCAGTGCGGCGGCTTCTGCTGCTGCACCAACCATGCTGTTACTAATTCCACTCATTGCATTTGATAGACCCATTGTTTGGACAAAACTTGCACTTGCACCTGCGGCGGCACCTGCAACCATATTTGTTCCCACTCGTTGAATCATACCATTTAATCCACCATTAGCTGCAAATTGTTGAACAGCATTTGGCAAATTTAGAGGATTACGTATTACAGCATTAAGTGGTCCTAAAAATCCACCAACCGCACCACCTAATGCACCGCCTACACCACCACTTATAATTTGTGTAATTTCACGTGGTAATACACCAGTTAAACTTGGTAGTATACCACCACCAATGTTAGATAATTTATCAAACATTCCACCAGATAGTTGATTAATTGGTCCAGCGACTTGCCCAAGAACTTGACTTAATCCACCACCAAGAAGTCCACCTGCTTGACTTAATGCGCTGCCCATAAGTCCAGTGATTCCCGAACCGCCTAATACACTTGTTGCTACTGAAAGTGCAGTATTAATTGCGGCACCAATACCACCAAGTAAACCTGCAGCAGCAACCGCACCAAATATTCCTACACCTGCGCTTGCACAGCCTGCACCTGTTCCAGATGTTGTTTGTAATTGTTGAGAATTAATTTGCTGGCTTGGTCCACCTTTTGTTGCACCACTTGGGGGAGTTCCATCTAAAGCCGCTTGTGCTTCTTGAATTCTTCTTGACACTAATCTTGGATCACTGGTAGTAGTGTTAAGTGCCAAAATTTCTTTATTCATTGCAACTGCACGTTCATCTGGGTCTGAAATTGCAGCAGCCTGTAATACTTTGTTATAACAAGTAGCATTTTGCCCATAGTTGTAAGATAAACTTGTAAGTGCAAACTGTTGGCCAGGTGTTAAATTATCAAAATTACCACCATAACTAGCAACTCTAGTTGACATGGCTGGTCCATCAACATTTTGCAATCGGTAATCTAGTAAATCACTTGCTTGTTGTTCTGTGATAGTATCGCCTGGTTGAACACGTTGATTATTTGGATAATATTCATTTCCATAACCAATAGTCCAGTGAAGAGTACCATCACTAGCTCTAATTTGATAAGCTGCAAGTTTCTTACCTTCAACCGCTTGCATACCAGATTTTGTAAAAGTGTAATCATTATACTGTGTCATGTTAATTCACATTTGTTGGTTTAAAAGTTGGTGGTGTCCATCCGACATTTGCAGAAACATAAACTTCGGCAACGGCGTTTAGTGTTCCTGGTATTGCTATTGGTGCACCAGTTGGAACTAATTTACGCAAACCTTTTGCTTCTCTACGTAAATTAAAATCTTGATTACTTGTTAAATTTTGTGGATATGTTTTTGCTGCATCAATTGGACTACTTGTATTATAATATTGTTTTGCCAAATCATGAGAATCAGTTACACGTGAAATATTTGCACCAATCAATCGTGCCGCAGTATCAGCACTTGTTTGTGGAATTGCTTTTGCAACAGTTGAATGAAAGAATTGTGTATCATCACCCAAAGCTGCATCTTTTAATGCATCACCATTGTATAATGAATCTTTTACATAAGTCAAATCTGTAGAGAATACACCTTGATTTACATCAAAATCCTGAACAACATAATCTAGACCACTTGTAGTAAATGAACTACCCAAAGTATAATTGTTTGTATAACTATTACCAGTTTTTTTATAAATGGTTGCTGGTAAGTTTACAGGAATGCCAGTTACACTATCACGAATTGGTGGATGATAATTGTTTACTACTGCTACATTTGGTATTAAACCGCTTTGTGCCCAACGAAACATCTGGCTGTTTATTGTATATAAACCAACAACTGTATTTGGTATATCTGGTGCACTTTGTGGTCCATAACCTTCATAATTAAAAAATGATGCATTAGTTGTGCCAGTAAAATATTGTATGTTACTAACGTTAGCTACACTATTTGCATTTAAATACAAACTTGTATTGCTTATAATATATTCTACACGCCCAAGATAAATGTTGCTATATGAAGTTGTTGTAGAATTTGAAACCAAACTATTTACATTTGTAACATAAAGTGTATCACCATAATTTAATTCTGTAATAAAGTGTGTGCTGTTTCCAGTAATGATTGCGCTGTTTACATTTGCAGTTATATTACCAGTTGTTCTATATACAAATGCTGGAACATTTGCATACATTGATTTGTAATGAAAATTAGTTGGATTTGTATTACTACTGATAGCAACATTTGCATTGGCAGTTAAGGTTATACTTGTATTACTATTAATATTACTGACATATCCAACAAATGTATTACTAACATTGCCAATAACGGCACCGAGTTGTAATTGTGTTAGAAATGTTGTTCCATAACCAATAACTGTTGTATTAGTTGTAAAACTTACAATATTACCTGTGCCGTTTGCATAACTTCCTAATGGCATTACATTCCTACCATTACACTTGCTTCATGTGGAATCATTCTGTGTCCACAAGCATCAAAACTTCCTAAAAATCCTTGCTCACGACCTTCAATGATTACACTTCTGCTACCTAATACAATAGGGTTTCCAGGATGTAAGTATGGGTGACCTGTAACATAATCACCCTTACGACTTGCACGACGACCTTGAACAATGACACTGACTGCACCCATAATGGCAAAACCACCGCCATCATTGTAAGTTCCCATTTTTGCTGGTATTGGCATACTATCTCCTTAGATAGACTTTGCCAGCGTCAATCCTGTTGTTTTTGCAAGATACTGATTGGCAATGTCACTATCAGTAGCACCATATAACGCCACTGCACTCTTATTTAACATTACAGAATCTGTGGGTGGAATACTAAAAACTGCTGGTGCAAGACCAAATCCACCTTGTGGTGTTGCAATCATGCATAGAGGTTTTGTAAGTTTATAAGTTGTTTCAGTTTCTTCTGCAATTCTACATATAATTTCTTCACCAGTAATAAGTTTAATAGTCATTACTTTACTGGGATCATTTGCTTTCTCTAATAACACGTTTTGCTTCCTGTAATTCGTTGTAAGATACTTTACTTAACCCTGTATAACCACCCTCTACTAAAAGTTTACCATTGTAGTAAATCTGTGGCATTGTTTTGTGACCTTCACCAATAAGAAAATCACGAACACCTTCTTCCATAATATCTACTTCTGTAAAATCTTCGTTCCAACTTTTAAGTAGGGCTTTTGCACCATCGCAATATGGGCAATGATCTTTTGTATATAATGTAATCATATATTTTTTCCTTTTTAAAAATTACAAGATGATTTGCAAATAGGACGAGGGTTTGTTTGCAATTCTAAACTTATATCTAGTTTATCCGTATATTCAACTTCATACATAAAACAGCAAGTAGATATTTTACCAGAAGCAGAAACATATAAACTTGGATATTCCAAGTGCATACAAGATTTTTCACTTTCAAAATGTGATGTTATTTTATCATGAAAATGTTCTTTTTTAGACCATGAACTTAAGTTTAATAACTCACCTGTTTTATAATGTTTTGCATTTAAATTTACTCTAGGTCTTTTTTGTAAAATAAAGTGATGAAATTTTAATTTTTTACTTAGCGCAAATGCTTTTTTTATTTGATGTTCATTATGTGCAAATGGTATAAATTGCCATACAGCGTTACCACCACTAGAAATAAATGCATTTGCATTATCTATTATTTTTTTGAAATCTGTACCTTGGCGATAGATTTTATGTGTATCTTCTAAACCATCAATAGCAAAAAATATTAAGTGTTCTGTACTCTTTATTTTTTTACCTAAATTACTCCACCACTCAGTTGTTTTAAAACTTCCATTAGTATGAATACGTATGAATAACTTTTTTTCTATCAAAAAATCTAATACTTCTGTAATATTTTTTGCAGCTAATGGATCACCAAAATTACCACATAACTGAATAGTTTCAAGATTTGGTAGAGTATATATTATACTTGATAGTTTTTGTAAAGGCAAATCTTGTTCAATCAATCCATCAACTAATTTATATCCATCTATATTTCTTGGACATGATGGGCACCACGCATTGCATCTGCTTGACAATTCTACATGAAGCCATTTAACCGTATCTAAAAAATTATCCATTGGTATTTTTATCTATTACACGTTGTCTTAAATCACTCGTGCTAAAACGATGTTCACGACGATTAAAGTAAAGTTCTATGCCACGTTTTTTACAAATATCACGACCAGTAAAATCCTTGTCACGATATTCTTCACCAAGTATACGCACATTAATTGGATACATTGCAAGAATATCTTCTAAATCTGCTTCTGTTACATATGGAATAACTTCATCTACATAACGAACTGCAGCAAGTTGTGCATGACGTTCTACAACAGTTTGCACTGGTTTGTTTTTAGTAGGACGATCTAATGTTGGATCAACTTGCAAACCACAAATAAGATAATCACAATGGTCTTTTGCTTCACGCAACATTGCTACATGACCAGCATGCAACAAATCCCACGCCGAACAAGTAAAACCTATCTTTTTTATATTGTTAATCATTTTAAATTACTTCAATTTTCCAATCTTTTGCTTTACCACGATTTGGTATTCTATTATGTAGATATGCGGCGTGAATGGTTGCAAAACTTAAATTTAATTTTTTACATAGTCCTTTTAGATTTCCAACCTGTTGATATACTTCACCCGTTGGGGATGTAAGTTTCCAATGGTTGCTAAAATAATGGTTTTCACCAGTCGGCATTATTCTATTTTCTTTAATTTTTTGTATTGTTTCTGGACTATGATGCTTGCCATACATTGGATTATTGCTGCCAGCAGTGAGTTCTCTAAACTTTGCACGAGTTTCTTCACTGTGTTTTTTAGGTCCATAACCGCCTCGTTCTTTTTGCAACTGTGATCTTTTTAATCGTTGCAATTCTGCACCTTCTTTGCCATATATTTCTTCGTAAGTTCTTCCCTTATGATTTGGTGGTCTTGCCTCTAAACATATATTTGTTAAAATACCATAAGGCTCATATCCCTTACGACCATATCGCAATATTAAATCTTCTTCCATTTTATAAGCAAATTTTTCATCAATAATATCTTCTGCAAGATATTCTACTTGTGGTTCTAATCCTGCTTTTCTAATAGCATCAATTTTATTTTCTTTGTGAATATTATCACTTCTTGACATATCATAAAGATGTGTTTGTGCTCTTTTTCCAGTTCCCTTGCCAATATAGAAAGGCATATTGTTTCTTGGGTCTATGAGAGCATATATATAATACATAGTTTCAATCCCCTGATTATATTTATCAAGAGATAGAGAATATATATTATTTGTAATATATTTTTGTGTATTATTTTTTAATCTGGCAAATACATTTAATTTTCTTTTGTCGGCAAATGGGGTTATATCTATCAAGTTTCCATCATTATTCTGCCATATACTATGTAATATTGCTTGATACCCCCAAGCACTTTCCAAGAAATAATATCCAAGTATTCTTTCGCCCCCATGACTAAGAATATAATTTTTTACATTTGTGTGGCATATATTTTCTTCGCAACTTGCATCAGGATTGACTGGTATATTTCCAAGCCAATCACATCCAATATCACGAGCAAAATCAACAACTTCAGTTGTTGATGGTATAAACCAAATCAAAGACTAAATCCCTTGAATGTATCATTAGATACATCTTGTTTGGTTCCGCCTATGACGTAACTGCTTATCTGCGTTTGCTGCGGGGCGACCTGAACATCAGCACCAGCAATCCACTTTTGTGTCCAAGGCAGTGGATTATTCTTTGTAGCATAAAGCTGACCAAGACCAACTGCTTGCATACGCTTGTTTGCAATAAACTCAACATATTCAGCAAGCAACTGATAGTTAAGACCAATCATAGAACCGTCCTTGAACAAGTATTGTGCCCAAGCCTTTTCTTGTTGAACTGCATCATCAAACAACTTGATGGCTTGTTCACGACATTCTACTTCAATCTTTTCATAGTCTGGATCATCTTTTGGAAGAATCTTTAATAATGATTGTGTGCCAGCAAGATGTAGATTTTCATCACGTGCAATGAACTTGATAATCTTTGCGTTGCCTTCCATCTTTTTCAACTCCGCAAATGCCCAACTACAAGCAAATGACACATAGAAACGCACACCTTCAAGAATATTCACGCTCATAAGTGCAAGCCAAAGTGCTTTCTTATGTTCATACGAATTTGTTTGATTTCCAAGAGCATGATTATTATTCAAATCAATTAGTTTGTCATAAAGTTCTGTGATATCACCAGCACAATCAACAATCTCTTGAATGTCCATCATTTCATCAAATACTTTGGATGGATTAGCATAAACGTTACGGATGATGTGTGTATATGAACGAGAGTGAATTGTTTCACTAAATGTCCAAGTTGTAATCCAAGTTTCTAATTCTGGAAGTGAACAGATAGGACCAAATGCTACTGCTGGTGCACGACCTTGAACGCTGTCAAGTAGAATCTGGCGTTTAAGATTACTTGTAAAAATATGTTGTTCACTTGCTGTCAATTCTTTGAAATCTTTAGCATCACGAAGTGTATCAACTTCTTCTGGACGCCAAAAGAAACCCAACTGTTTATCAGTAAGTTTATCAAACTGTTTATACTTTAGGGTATCATATCGTTGGATACTAACACCACCGTGCGGATCAAGAAATGCCAGTGACTTTGTATGGTCACTCTTATCATTTGCGTCAAATACTGTACTCATAACAACCTCTTTAAAATAATTATAACAAAATTATGTCGGTTGCACAAATTAAATCGTGCAACTTTCACAAGCGTCTTGATCTTCAAGAAGTTGTAAGTTTTTAACTTCAAAGTCTTGTTTTTGTTCAACAAACTTGCTGACATCAACTTCACCTTGACCATCATATGTATTGAAATAATAAAGAGTTTTAATACCATACTTGTAGCAAAGTAGTAGGTGACCAATCATAACACTCATTGGAATCTTTTCATCTTCATAGAATGTTGGATTATATGAAGTATTGGTAGAGATACTTTGGTCAATATACTTTTGCAGAATAGCAACAATTTTTAAGTAACCTTCTGGTGACTTTTGGTCCCATAGCAATTCATACTTGTTCTTAAGTTTGCGGAACTCTGGAACAACTTGCTTTAATACGCCATGTTTGCTCTGCTTTACACTAATAAGGCTACGTGGTGGTTCGATACCATTTGTAGCATTAGCAACCTGTGCACTTGTTTCTGCTGGCATGAGTGCCATGAGTGTGCTATTACGAATACCATGTTCTTTAAGACTTGCACGAAGACTGTCCCAATCCATGGTAAACACTGGTGCGACAAGTTCATCAACTTCACGCTTATATGTGTCAATAGGTAGAATACCATGACCATATTTTGTTTCATTGCTTTTTGGGCATGCACCTTTTTCAATAGCAAGTTGATTGCTTGCCTTAATAAGATAATAACTCCATGCTTCTGCATATTCATCAACAAGTGGTAGTGCCAATGGATCACTATATGATAGATCATTCTTTGCAAGGAAATAAGCAAAGTTGATGATACCAATACCCAATGGACGACGATTCATAGTTGAAAGTTGTGCCGCAACAACAGGATACTTTTGATAGTCAAGCAATTCATCAAGACCACGAACAGCAAGGTCGCACATCTTTTCAAAGTCTTTAGGTTCCTTTACGTTGCCCCAGTTGATTGCTGACAGTGTGCAAAGACTAATTTCACCTTCTTCATCAAAGATATGCTTAAGTGGTTTTGTTGGAAGTGCAATTTCAGCACAAAGATTGCTTTGCTTAACTGGTGCAACACTTTCAATAAATGCACCATGTGTATTGGCATTCAAAC